CATCTGCTGAATGCGCTCTTGATAAATCATAAGCCAAAGACTGTTCATCTACTCCTAAGAGTCTATCTAACAAAGGTAATCACCTTTACTCTAATGCCTTTAGGAAGGACTCATTTACCTCATCATAAGATGGCTGTGGAGAATAATAATTCATATTCCTTTGAGCCATTGAATCTTTGATTTTCTTTCTTTGTGCTTCATCTCTTGATTTCTTTTCCCAATAAAGGTCAATCTTTCTATTCAGTAACCACATTTCAAATCGTTCATTAACCACCATATCAAACAATGATTTTTGTAACATAATAACTCCAACTGTAATTAGGCTGAATAATACTGCATGTGTAAAAGCAGTAAATGGTAATTCAGCACCATACACTGAATAGAAATAAACATTCATTCCAGCCATTGCACCTACATACATTATTGTCATTATTAGTTTTGTATCTTTATCTATTGCCGCCATTCTATATCCCTCAATTAAATTCTACAGAAAATTGTGTAGTAGAACCAGTTCCATGTGTTACATCTGCATATAAACCTACTTTAAATATAACACCATGTAAATCTGCCTCTGCACTTCTATAATCTCCAGACGCTCCCTTAGGAACTGCTAATATTCCTATACAATTAGAAGCCGCCGCATCACTAGAAGAAGCAACATCATAAAGATGAACTACTGCACTGACAGCGCCTAAAGCAACGCCATGAATGCTGATTACTTTACCTGCACCTGTTGTTATTTGTGTATCTGCTGTGAAAGCGCCACTACTTCTACATCCACCTATTCCAGTCATTTTGACTCCTCGTTAAAGGGTGCTAACTACTCAAAGGGTATAAAATTACTCATCAGAACTTTCTTCTTCTGATGGTTCTTCTACCTTCTTTTCTTCAACAACTTTAGGTTTTGTTAAAGTGCTTTTAACTTTAGATGCTACTGATTTCTTAGGAAGAACTTTAGCCTTTACGTCTTTTGCTTCAACTTTTAATTTTTTAGCAATGTTTTCTAAAAGTCCATCATCCATACCTTTAAAATCTGATTCACCGAATTCTACTTTAATATTATCAGAGTCCATATACATCATACCGTTATGAGCAGATATTTCGGTTTCAACTCCTACCACTAAAAGAACCCCTTGTAGGGTAGTAAAGTTTCCACCTGCTTGTGTTGTTGGTTTCAATAATGTTGCTTTTGCCAAAGGTATCACCCTAAAGTAATCCGTATGCTCTTACTCTGATTTCACCAATGTTATCTGTATTAGATGCCGCTGGTGCATTTATTTGTACTTGGCTTTGGGAAGAAGTCGCATATTTACCACCATTGGCCGTACCAGAGATTATTTCTGGAGCAATCATAGATACGGCATATCCACCACTAATGGTGTCTATGGATATTCCACTCACAACTACACAGTTAAGAACACTTAAACCGAAACTACTTGCTTCTATTATTTCTCCGTTAGCAGTGTAAGATGTAATATCAATTACTGCATCAACAAAGTATTCGTCTCCTGAAACTCTAGGAGCAGTTGCGCCTTTATGGTCTGCTAAGATTGTTACTGTATGTGCCAATTAAATCACCTCAGAATAAGTTGGTGATTTTTGCTTGTCCTCTAAAGAAAGTGCAACCAGTTTCACCCATTGTTCTGTAAAGTCCTCTGTTTCCAAGTACACCAACACCGAATGGGTTTCCATGACTGATACCATCTTCGAAGTATTGAGTTGGTTTCATTGTAGCAAACCATAGATGGTCTGTATCTAGCATTAACATGTCAGATAATTTAGTTCCTGTATATCCACCAGTTGTAGGCATATCTTTACAAGGAATTAGTGGGATGTCATAGTATGTTGCAACTCTGAATCCAACTTCTGCACCTTTTACACCTTTTACACCGTTATGAGTTGGTATAATTTCTTTAGCATCCATAAATCTTTCTTGGCTTTGTAACAAGTCAGAGATTGCTTGAATTGTGTCATATCCTGTTAGAATAACTTTTGGAGTTCCACCGTTCAATCGTAGATTTTGGATAACATCATTTAGTATGCTTAATGTTAAAACTCTACCTGCTGTTGCATAACTTCCACCAAAGTTAACTACTGCATCTAAGTATGAAGCCGCACTACGAGTTGCCCCGTAAAGGATTTTAGCATCATCATCAGTTGTAGCATAGTTTGTTGTTCCACCAAGAGCAGAAACATTGTGAATACCAGTTGTATCTGCTAATTCAGCGAATGAACTTACAATCTTCATTAATGATGTATAGTTTTCTCTGATTCTTCCACTTGATGTATCAGCACCAAGACTATCGTATAATTCAAGAGGCATAACTAACATCTTAGATTGTGATTCTGCATGGTGTTTACCCATATCTTCACGAATAAGTTTTCTTAAGTCACCAATACCGTCATCAATTTTAGCCATTTCAGATGCCAATTCACTGTAATCAAACATGTGAGCAACAATCTTTGGATTCATGTATAGAGTTGCATATTCAGGAGCAAGTGCTTCTAATTGTGTACTGTCTAATGCTTCATTTTCTCCAACACCACCAATTAAGTCACCATCAGGAGAAGCATTACCTTGAGCATTACCAGTTGTTGAGTTAACTGAGAATGCCGCCGCACTACCACCTTGAGGTCTTGCTGTCATTACTCTCCATCCACTTGATGTGTATGGTCTTTTAGGTAGAACTGATAATGGATTAATTTCTTGGTTAATCATTGACCAAACTTTTTGTCCATATACCATATTGTAAAGAGCAGTTAATCCAGTTGCCGCTGTTCCATTTAAGGTTAAAGCGTCACCACTAGAACCAACGAATCCAGCAGTTCCATCGGATGAATGAAGTCGTCCAACTATACCAGCCGCTTTTAACAGGTTGTTTCCACCGCCACCGTAAGTAGCCGCTTCTAAATCTTTCATTGTGTTTATGTATTTTGTCATTTTATTCACTTCCTTTAAATTTGGCCCTCAAGCCTTTCAACTAGAGCATTTATATCGCTCCAATCCATTTTAGCGATTTCATCGCCTGATGGAATATTAAGTTCTGCAACTACTTCTTCTTGTTTTCTAATTACAGTTTCTTTTTCTTGTGTTAATGATTTTAAAAGAGAACTAAATTGCTCTTTTAATTCTGCTACTTCTGCTTTAGCATCATAGTTAGACTTTGCAATTTCTTCTTTCTTAGCAACCATTTCAGCATCGAATCTTGCTTGGAAGTTATTCTTTACTGTTTCGTAAGCCGCCTTCTCAAGTTGTTCTGCTTTAAATTCTGCATAAGCCTTTTCAAGATTTTCTGGAGATAAATCTAATGTAGATTGGTCTTCAAATTGCTTGATTGTTGTTCCGTCATCACTCATTTGGTCATGACTGTCATCAACATATCCACCAGCAGTTCCCGCTTCTACTTGTCCAGTAGGTAAATCAGGTTTTGATTTTAATTCTTCATCATCAGCCTTATCTTCCATATCCGCTTTATCATGCATCATGCCGTGACCTTTATCTTCCATGTCCTTTTTATCGTACATAGTTTTTTCTTCTTCTTCTGTGTCCATATATTCTTCTTTTTCTAAGTTTGACATATTATTTGCCTCCTTCGTTGAATCAGTGTTTTTCACTATGTTCTTTATATGCTTTTCCGTAGATTTGCTTAAATCAGCCATTTCTACGCTATCATCGTCCATCCCCATTGGCATATCCATTCCACTTAATCTATTACCAGTTCCAGAGTTATGTTCGTTAATCATTTCATTTAATTCTGCTCTAGTAAAGATTTCTTCTTCTACCAGTCTTCTTAATGTGCTATTATTAACATCTAACTTTCCTCTAGTAGTGTATATATCTTCCATAGCAGTATCTTTTACTTGTTCTAAAGTCGCTTTACCTGTCTTATAATCATTTAAGACTTCTAAGAATTCCATTTTAGATATATTATTAATTCTATCCAAAGTATCGTTTAATTCATTCAATGCTTTTTCTATATCATTCATTTTTGTTTCACCTTTTTCCATTTTTAAAATATCAAACTTTGCTTCTGGGTTAATTCCTTTTTCACAAATTGTAACTTCATGGAGTTCTAATTTGGAGATTTCATTGTATTCTCCATATTCTTTATGATTTTTCTTTCTTTTTTCTAAGGCTTGTCCGCCTATACTAAAAGAGCGAAGACTACCGTTTCTTATTTCTCGGCCAACTTCTTTTGCTTTTTCAATGTCTTCTCTCATTTTAATAACTACAAAAAACCCAACATCATCAACATCTGTTTTCCATAGTTTACCGTTTTTATCTCTATATTGGGGAATAACTTCTCCCACCTGAACATTAGAATGATTAGTCATTACATTTCTAAATTTTGTAATTTTCATATATTTACCAACGGCTTCTTTTAAAGCCCCTAAAGTAATCAAATCATTTTGTTTATCTACCATTTCTATTGAAGCATATCCTCCAATTACTAAATCATTAGATTTTAAAATACTAAAAGAATCATGTCTTGTAGGACTAACTGTTTTCAAAATAGCAGTTGCACTCATTGTTTAGTGCTTTTCTGAATGAACTATATTAATTATTCCTTTAAAACTAGTTTAGATTTCTTATCTTCTCTAATATCCCAAACCCCATCATCTGATTCAGGGTCAACTGGTTTTGTCTCTACTCCAGTCCAAGCAAGCCACATATCTTTACCTTTAACTGGAATTACTCTAACGTGGAATTTAGTTTCAAATTTATTACCCTCTAAGAAGTATTCATGATAGCCATGTCTTTGCACCCCTAACTTTACTTTACCAGAATCAATCAGTTTTCCCTTTCTAAATTTAGTTTCTACTTGTGCGGGAAACTTTCCAGATTTACCAAATAAAGAGAAAATATCATCTTCTTTCTCTATATCTATTTCCCAACCAATAAGTTCTTCATCTAATTTAAACATAATAGAAAGGTTTTCATTCTCTTTATGATAGATTTTAAACTCTCCTTCTCTATATTCTTTAGGGGTTTCATATTTTTCTATCATATCGTATTCAGCATGAAACTTATCTTTAGTCTTATCATAAGTAATATCTTCTAGTTGTTTTAACCAATCTTTTAATTTTTTAGATTTAGAACCAAATATATTATTAAATTCTTTTAGATATTTTTGTGAAACAAATTCCTCTATTTTTCTATAGGGAACCCCATCTTTATTTTCCATTAAGAAATTTTTAATGGCTACTCTAAATTTTGACTTTTGAGTTTTTAACATATCTTCCATTTGTTCTTTCCATATATCAATATCCAATAATGCATTTTTAGCCATTAGATTATTTTCTTCAAATCCGTAAAAAGTAAATCCATCTAAATCAGATTTAAAGATAAGAGTGGCCTCACCATGTATAGTATCTGTAATAGCATATCCTTTTTCTAATGCTTTAATATCATAATTTAAAGACTTCTTAGTATCTTGTGCTAAGAAATCTAAAGTAATTAGTTTTTCTGGAAGTTCTACTTCAGGTATTTCTATTACTTTAGCAGACAATACTTTATACCCACCATCTTTATCTTTCTTAACTTCATCAATTTTAACTCTAATAATTTTACCAACATCTATATCTATTTTAGTATTCAATGATTTACCAACGTTTAAGTATTTTCTATCATCTATTTCTTTAATGTTTTTAAAATCATCTTCATCAGTTAAAGGACCAGCACCCAAAGTATAACTAAATAAATTAGATTTAGTAGTTTTCTTATCTAATACCATTAAGTCTAAATCAACAAACTTCTTCCACTTTATCCACTTAGGATTTTTCTTAGTTCCTATAAAATAAGTAGATGTCATATCCTTTATAACTACTCCCTCGGCTGTAGGAATCTTCATAATTTCTTCTGCGTATTCTTTCACTTCTTTTATTGAGTCAGCATAACGAGTATCTTTCTTAGAAGGGAATGCTAATTTTTCATCGGAATGAGTTGAATAATTATTAAATAAAATTGTGAGGCGTTCTGATAGTTCAGTATCATGTAAATCATCCCCTTCATGTCGCATAATATCAAAAACATGCGCCCTTAATATGGAATCTGATTTCTTATTCTTAAAAATTTTAGCAACAACTTCTGCTCTATGTAGGGGTTCTTCACCATCAAATAACATTAATTCGCCATCTAAAATACAATCACCGAAATGTTTTGCTTTCATTATCTTAACTTGTTCTGGACATTTCTCTGTAATATCTTTATTATTAAAAGAATATATTTTTACTTGATTATCTATTTTATGTATTTGAATTCTCATTCCATCATACTTTTCTTGAACAACCCAGTTACCAGTAAAACCTTTTAATTCTTTCAAATCATCAATTTCAAAAATTCTATACATTGGTTTGTTAGGAACTAAGAAATGAGATTCTGCTTTTTCTGCTTTCTTAAAACTTACAAGATTGTCCCAAGTAGATTTACTATGATGTGCAACATAAATTTTTTCTAATAACTTTTCAGCCGCTTTAAATTTACCTTCTATTCTTTTAGTATCTTTACCGTCACCATAATGTTCTACAATAAAATCAACTACGTCTTTCGGGGCTAAATTTAATCCTCTAAATCCTTCAGTAAGTTCATCAGCAGGTAAATCATTTTTTTCCCATGCTTCATCACTAAATGATTTATCATGATTTCTAATAGCCCAATGGATAAATTGAGCGAATAATGCTTCACTCTCCATTAGTTTATCTAATACTTCATCTTTATATTTATTAACAAATGGGTCTTTAACTAATTCAGAAGAATATCTTAATTCTTTTATTTCTTCATATATTTTTCTAGCATCATCACTTTCTACGTCTTCTGCCTCATTAGAAAATAATTCTTTTTCTGTTATAGATTCTTTAATTGCTTGTGCAAAATCATCTATATCATCCCATTGTTTTCTAAGAGTTTTAATTTCCCCTACCCATTTTTTACCATAGGTTTTCTTATCCGATAAAGCGGATAAATATGACATTCGCATTTTTTCAAAAAATTGAATTACTCTTACCGTTAAAGGGTCTTTATCTTTTTGAAGTAAGAGAGGCACACATAATCACCTACTTCTTTTTATTAGCACTAGCGTAAACTCTTTTTCCTTCTTTTACACTAAAGCCTTTTGCTTCATCAGAAAGATGACCAACACCTAATTCTTTTGGTTTTGCTTTTTCACCTTTAGTTCTTTTCAATTTCATTTCTTCGCCAATTACAAATTTGGCTAGTTCTTCCATATATTTTGTTTTTTCATTTGCCATTTTATTCACCTAGCGCTCCATGATACTGTAGTTGTGGGCTAATGCTATAGCCATAAGAACCATCCCATAATCCTATTGTTTCAAGATAATCTGCTATCACGCTTTTTAATTCCCTCATATAATGTTCAACTTCTTGAAAAGAACCTAATGCTTCTCTCACATTTTCTTTTATAAATTTACCTTCTTCATTTTTTACACCTTCAGGAGTATGATTTTCCATAGAATATTTAATAGATTCTTTTAATTCTTCTAATATATTATCTATCTTATCGTAATTTTTTAATATACCTTCCCAACTCATTTTAATTACCACCTAATCTGTCTACTAAATTGTTTATATCATCCCAACTCATCTTAGCAATTGTATCTGAATCTGGAATATCTGAATGAATTTTCATTGCTGGAACTGGTGTATTAGTTGTAACCATTCCTGATTTCATTAAAATATTATCATTATTATAAACTGTCTTTTCTATTTCTTTTATTCTTCCCACTAATTCTTTTAGTAGTTCCATCATTTCATTATTTTCTTCTGTCATATTATTCACCCTTTTTATCTTCGACTAATTTACAATAACCTTCATAAATTCCTTCTTCATCTATTAGTTTTAATCTAATAATAAATTCTGTCTGATTTTGCCAGTCCACTTCTATGATTTCAAAACCTTCTACTTCTTTCAATATCTTTTCCCAACTCATTTTTCATCATCTCTTAAACTACCAGCACTCTTTGGATATACTATTTTTCTTACTTGTCGATACAGTTGTTCATACTGCTTACGGAGTTTGCTCGCAGTAGCGACCATATCAACGTTTTGTTCATTAATAGATTTCATTCGCTTTTTCATCTTAGAATCATCTTTAACCAAATCAAGTTCTTCTAGCATTCCAATTAAATCCCCTAACTGTGTAAAGTCTTGGCCGAAATACTCTGTAGGTTCTGCCGCTTGAAGTGTTTTCTTTAGTTTTTTCTTTTGCTTAGAATCTAAAGCATTAAGAATTCTATTTTCTTCTTTTAGTATATCTTCCCATGTCATATTACTCGTCCTCAATTTGTGCTTCTAATTCAGTTTTATCTGTAGACACTAAAAATTTATCACCAAAAGTATTTCTAAAATTAGTAATGAATTCATTATCATCAAACCCTTCTGAGGGCTCAATAAAACTAAAAATTCCTGAAGGAATCATACCTTCTTTATCTTCGGTGTTTTTTAGGAATTTTACACCATCAAATTCTTGATTCAAATAATTCTTAATATTTGTCTTTTCTTCTTCCCAATCTAAATTACTATTACCTAAAGTTATTCTTACTGCTATTCTGTCTAATTGTAATAAAGCCATCAATTCACCTTCTTGTAATTCTCTTACTAAAGCCCTATAATCATTCAAAAACTTTTTTCTATTTTCTTTTGAGCGTTCTAATATAACTCCTCTCTTTTGTTCAATAGCATACAGAAGAGCATCTAATAAAGTTACACTAGGTCTTGAACCATCTAATCTTGGGTATTTCTTTTTAGCAGTTAATGTTTTATGTATTTTTTCTTTTAAATCATTAATTTGCATTTTATCTTTTGAAAACAATTTAACTTCAGAACCATTTGTATAAAGTTTAGTATCAGCATTCAATCCTATTTGGTCAGATTGAGGGTCTAACCAGTTTTCTTTAAACGTTTTAAAATCTTTACTTCTTTCTTCTCTGTATTCATCAAAGGGTTTTTCCTTTCGCTGTGATAATCTTTCTAATCCAAATCTTTCTTTACCTAGTTTTCTAAATTCGATTTTAATTTCTTTTTCGAAAGCATTTCTAATTAATTTATTTAATCCTTCCTTTTGTTCATTATTCATTTCATCTACATTTAAAGGTTTAAAATAATAACTAGGTTTAGCCGCTTCTTCTAATTCTTGTATGGCTTTATTATTTGGAATTAACTCTAATAATGGGTCTTCTACCTCAGATTCATAAACCAATTTACCTTCAAAATCTACCATGTCTACTTTTGTTAATAAGCCACTTAACTTTTGTAAATCTTTCAAGTCTTTATCTAATTCTTTATCAGCCGCAACTACCTTTTCTTTAGATGCTATACTTTCTTGCTCAAACATTCCAACATTTCTTGGTGTTTTTTCTTCTAATCTTTTATCCTCTATGGATATTAATTGATTTAAACCAACAATTATTTTTTTTAAATCGCCATATTTAGAAGCATCCCATTTAGTTTCTTTCTCTAATAAATTTCTAAAATTAATAAGATTATTTCTTCTTGCTTCTTCCTCATAACCATGATTATCTTTAATAGTATCTAATAAGAAAGGAGGGCTATCTTTATTCATCCATCTTCCTACTTTACTGTTCTTCTTTGCACCTGTTAATTTCTGAAATGCCTCTAATGTTTCTTTACTAAAAACTTCTGAATCTCCAGAATCTAATATAGCATCTACAAAAGTTTTACCAGTTGCTTTAAGGATGGTAGGATAATATTCATTTAATAAAATTTCAAACATTTCTAAAGGATTATTCGTTTTACGAAGATGTGCCTTTAATAATGTCATTTAAATCACTTAAAAAAATGGTATGTTTTCTGTCTTTGGTTTCTTTCTTTTAGGCAAATGAATTACATTAGGAACACCATTAGTTTTAGGTTCTGGTCTATCTTTTTCCTTTTTCAATTGCATAGGAGTATAACTAGGTTTAGGTGCTTTAGCCTTTTCTTGCTGTGCTAAAATCCTTTCAGCCCTAACTAATTCCTTTCTCATTTTATTCGTTTCTTCTCTTGTTACCATATTTATTCCTCTGTTATTTTAACTCCTAATTTACCCTGTGTTCTAAATAATAAATTCATTATATCTTCTCTAGGCATATCTTTTACTTTTTCAGTTAACATTTCAATTAAATCTTCCCTAGTTGCATCTGCTAATTCTGCTTCCATATCAGGCATTGGTCTATCTTTTCTTGCTTCTAATTTAGGGTCATCCATTGCTCCTACCATTGGAACTCCACCTTTAGGTCTGTGAAACCTTTGGTGAACGTTTCTGCCCCTTCTAATTTTTCTACTAGTATGTGCTTTACTTCTTTTTAATATATTTGTCCATTCCATTTTATCATCTCACTCTTTGTTCCCAAACAACAGGGCCATAATCACTAGCCCTATATGTATCTCTTTTCATCATAACTGTAAACTTTCCATCTTTTTCCCTAATAACATGAGGGACAGCAAAAGACCATTGAAATGCTAATCTCCTTGCTTTATCAAAATCATTGAATGTTTTCCTAGACCCCATCTCTCCTAATTTTAAAACTGAAACCCAACTCATAATATCACACAAATCCATAATAACCTTCTGGTTTTACTTCCATACCACTGTATTCTGCCCAACATTTCTCTGAGCAGAATCGTCTAAGACCAACAGGTAAATTCTCATCAGCAAACTTGGCTGGCTTTTCACACATAGCACATTTTGATTTAATTATATCTTCCCACGCCATTAAATTCCGCCTCTTTCAGTTCTTCTATCTACGTTATTATTAGCCGCTTCTTTTGGTAAACCCTTACTACGATTAGGTGGTCCTACACTCATCTTAGGTTTAGACTTTACTTTTTCGGGCTGTCCAGCCTCCGTTGCTGTAGGTCTAGTTCCCGCTTCCATCATCTGTCCAAGTTGTGACTGGTCAATATCTGTTCCAGCATAAGGGTCAGACTCTATTGGTTTTCCTTCTTCGCCTTCTCCCTGTTCCTCTGGTTTAGGTTCTGGTTTATTAAATATGAATTTACCATTTTCATCCATATCAACCTCAAAACCTAAATTTTTTATTTGACCAGCAATATTAACTTCGATTTCTCTTTTACGCATAACTGCTATTTCATCTTCTTCTTCCGAAGGAGGTAAAACAATATTCCAATCAGTTATACCGAATTGTTCAACTATAAATGGGAATACATATTTGTTCCAAACATTCTGAGCCATTTCTACAGCCCTATTCGTTACAAGTATTTGCATACCTTCATTGTTTAAACCACCACTAGCAGAGTTATCCGCCATAAAGATTTTACTTACACCATAGAAAGCCGCAACTCTATCTCTCAAATCTTCTTTAACTGAAATGTAATCCATTTCCTTTAAACTATCCATGAACTTAACCCACTCTACAGAGCCTCTACCATTCTCTGCTTCTATCCCCATAACAGGAATAAAGTGTGCATCCTGTTCCATCTTTTCTTTAACGCCTCTCCAGAATGTTTTCATTGATTCAATATTTCTAGTTTGAACAGCAAGTAATCCTTTAGGCATTCTTGCTTTTGTATATGCTTGGTTAATATAATTCTCCATAGCAATTAAAGTTGTTAAGTGATTCCATAAAGTTATAACAGGGCTAGTTCCATATAACCTACTAGGTGAATATTTACTGAAATGAAGAACTTCTCCCTTAATGAAATTTTGTTCATAACCATGCGCTCTATTTACATAGTGAACTGGATATAAGTCTCCACCGCATTCTCCACATTTTTCATGAGGCTCAGTAGAAGTAAATTCTCTATGATGAATACAAGTATAAGTATCTCCACCTTTATTTCCTTCATCGTCACAAACAATAGCCATAGTTACTGGGTCTGCTCTATAAAGTTGTTTAATTTTATGCGCTCTAATATTACCATTACCATCAATGAAATACTCTTTAACTAACACAATATATGCATCATCCATAATATTTAAATCATCTTCTAATTCTTTTAAAACATCAATAAGCATTTGTTCAGATTCATTAACATAAGAATGATTCATAAATTTATCCGCATATTCCTTTTGTCTTTTATCGGGCTTAACAAGAGCCTGAGAATCACATTCAGAACATTGAGTTACAGGTTCATCATGTTCCTTTCCACAATCTTCACATTTGAGAGCAAATTTAGGTTTCCATTCATATCCCCTTCTAAAAACTTCATTTTTTAATTGAGTTATACAGGTTCTAAGAATAACAGAACTATCTGCAATATGATAAACTATAGGACCAGTCATCATTAAAGGATGGTGTCTTTCTTGTATTCCCATTTGGTAAACTTCTCTATCAGCGGGAACTGGTGTTGATTTTCTAAAGAAATTAGTTATTTTCCATCTTCTTCTTTCTTCGGGCATTATACCACCACTCCTGTTTCTAATTTATCCATAACACTCATTTTATTATTCTCCTTATATTTAGCAATATTTTCAACATAAATACCATCCTTAGCAAAGTCGTAATTAACGTGGTCTGCGTGATTAGCCCACTTCATCAACTTAAATAACTCTCCCATTCTTTCTTTAGCCCAAGATTGTTTTTTATGATTTTTCTTTATACGAATTAACTCTGTAAGAATATCTGCATTATCTCCTTTCATTCTATAATACGGTCTAGTTTTTGAAATTAACTTAGTAATATCATCTTGAGAATAAAAATTTAATCTTTGAACTGCCCTAGTTGCTTGAGGTGATTTTTGGTCTAAATGTAATTTACCAAATCCTAGTTCTTTATGTAGTTCAGTAACAAACGCTTTACCCCTATTACCTGTAGCAATTATTCCAATTCTAGGATTGTAGTTTCTATCCATAGTTATGTAACCATCTGAATCTATAAATGCCGCAGTATAAGCATAAAGGTCTTTTTTAATTTCCATTGGTAATTTATAATATTCCCCATCAATATTTGTAATATTCATTTTATCTGCTATTTTACAGATAATTTGTGGAGAAGCCCTTCTATGTAATTTAGTTGGTAATCTATCATATATTTGTCTAGCAGATATACCTTGTTCATCGCATACAGATTTTAAAACAAAATCATCTAATTGTTTAGACACATTTGTTTTAATAACTTGATTTGGAATATCAGTTACTATTTTTCTAAATTCTCTTTTTGAATTAGTCATTGTTTTACTTAAAGAAGAGTAATTAGAATTATACTCGCTACCTCTATGTAAACTTGCTTCCCAGAATTTACACAAACTTTCTATAATATCTCTCCTAGTTTTTTCGTCTTTAATAGAATGGATTTTCTTTAAATCTGATTCTGTATATCTCATTTGTCTTAATGGAGTTTCATAAGGTGCTAACCAATAGATAGATTTTATACAATCAGATAGGTGATTAGAATAAGCAACAATTAAATTCTCTATACCTTTAGTAAATTCTAACTTATTGTCTCCTTTTAACTTCCTTCTATGCTTCTTTAAATCTTTGACAACTTCTGGAATTGATTTATTTTCGATTGTATATTCTTTCGGAAAAGAATCTAATTGTGCCTTTGCTTCTGTAATATTCATATTATATTTTTTAGAAACACTCATTGCTACTTCATAGTCACTCATAAGAGGTAATGTTGAAATCCATTTTTGAGTATTCAATTCATCTTTAATTTCTTCTTCCTCATCTTTCAAATCAGCAAGTTCTCGGAGTTTATCTCCTTCTTCACTTTTAGAAATTAAGTCCAAACATTCCCCCTCCTATACTGAGCGCCTGTGGTTGCTCATTATCAAATATTGCCATATCATCTAATAAAACAATTGATTCTAACATATCATGTGTAGCGGAATTAGCAAGAGCAAGTCCCATAACTAAGTCATCGTGTGCGCCCACTCCTTCAAACTTTCCATTGTCAGTAATACTAAACATAGATAATTCCTCTATAATATTATCAGTCACCTTTCGTGATTCATCATTCCCTCTAGGGAATATAATCTTAGTATTCTCAATATTCATTTGTAGATTAAGAATAATTTCTTCTTTCTTTCTACGAGTCATCGTAACATCTCTAATATTTAAATCGGTTTCATTACGCAACTCTTGAGTAAAAGATTTAGCAAATGTATTTGTTTCAAAATAAATTACATCAGGTTCAAATAATTGAGCAACCATTTTTATTTTATTTATGTTATCTCTAAACTCTACATTCTTTTGTCTATCAACATAAATTATTCTTTTATTTCTTTGTTCATCTACTTCTAAAACCATAATAACATTATAATCACCATCAGTAGAAATAGCAGGGTCAACTCCTACATAGTAATTATATCCTGAATCTTTTCTATGTCTTAATCTTAGAATATCTTTTTTACCTGCTTCTCTACATGCATCTATATGTTCTTGGGCAAATAAAGCAGTTCCAGTAGATATAGGAATACAAAGATATTCTCTTGTAAATTTCAATGAACCTACTTCTTTTTTTCTTTGCATTAAAGAATCATAATCCCAACGAGAAGGCCATAAAGGTTCATTGTTTTGATTCAGACAGGGGTAGTTCCTAACAGTATAAACTTCTGAATATTCATCGCTGGCTAATAGACTAAAAATATCTGTATAAGTAAAAGGAGTTCCAATCATTCTAAGACTAGCAGTGTGGTGAAGTGTAGGAATCATATCACCAAAAAACCAATCTGTAACTTTTTTAATAGCAGTTAAACTGAATTCCTTTAAAGGGTCATCAATAATTATTTCTTGAGGATGAAGTCCTCTAATCTGAGAACCCACTGAACGTTCAAGAATTGAATTACCATTAGTGAGAGTAATGTTTCCTACCGCCCATCCTCTTGATGGCCGAAAGTGAGCAATGGTTGGATTGTTAAACAGTTTATCTATATCCCTCATGTGAACCATAGTCTGTTTATGGTTAGAAGAAATGTATAACATCTGATAAGGAGCAGGTTGAAAGCATAACTGCCATACTGCCCATGAATGCATAAATACAGATTTTCCGTGGTCACGACTACAGATAACAACAGTTCTATCAGTAGTATTCATTAATTCTAACCACTCTTGGTGAAAAGGAGTAAACTCAAAACCTAAAACTTCTGTAAAGAAATAAGGAAAAGAGTTTTTAGATAACTCTAAATCCATATTTCTACTAAAGTCTAAGTTTTTTATTTCCATATTAATCACCTAATAATATTGGGTATAACTGTCGTTATACGACTGATAGACACTTTTTAACCATGCTTCAAAATTCTTTCTTCTTGTAGGGTCATTTTTATATAATTCACTATATCTTTTTTTAGCCTGTTCATAATTTATGGGAAAATTCCAGTCACTAGGGTTAGCCTTTTTATTAACCAATTCTACTCTAGCAAGAACCTCTGCAACTTTTTTATTTCCATTAGAAAATTCCTTAGCCCACAATTTCAAATCTCTCAAAGGCTCCATATTCTCTTTAAGTTTCATTTTTCCGAATCCCATTAACTGAACCAATTCTGAGGGCATCCCCATTTGTTCTACCAGATATTCACCTGCTATATCATTAGGTTTAAATTCATAAATAGCAGAGTGTGTTCCTAAATCTTCGATAGCATCAATAACACTATCAGGGTATTGTAACATATATGCTAGATATTCTTTTTGTTCTTCAGGTCTTTCCAAAAATTTTGGGTCGGCTTTATCATGTGCCGCATGAATCGCTTCATGAGTAATAGTTGAAGTCATTCTGTTTGTAATTTCTTTATCGGTAGGTTCTCTACCTAATTCTCTTTTTAACTGAGCATAAACATTTTTATGAAATATTTTAATATGTTCTACAGGCTCTTTTAACCCTATTACTTCTTCTATAAGTTCTTCAGGCATCTCCATTCCTAAATCTCTTTTTGCCTCTGCTTGTATTTCAGCAAGTATTTCTCTATATCTTTTTTTACCTTCTGGAGTAGGTGTACCATAATATCCCATCATACCTTCATCAACATTTTTATCAGAATCAAAATCAATATCTACTTTTAGAATTTGCATCCATTTAGAAATGGACCAACTATATCCGCCTTCGCTGAAATTATCTTCAAAGTGTTGAATAACTTCATCGGGAATTACTTCATGTTCTGAAGGAGTAAATCTTGGTCTAGGGTTAAACTTACTACCTGCGGCTGTATAACCAGCAATAGTAGGAACATCGGGTTTATTTTGTAAGGCTTTTTGTCTAGTCTTTCCACCATATCCTCTAACTACAGACCAAGTTCCGCCTTTATACGCAAATTGTTTTCCCTCTTTTCCTTGTCTAACTGCAAAACCACTTATAGCAACTAATCGTGCTTTACCATTTTCATTAATAATAGCGCCATACCAGTTATCAACTGGGTAATTCTTTGTTCTTTCGTTTTTTATATTACGCATTATATATGGTTGGTCGGGATTACTAGCGTTCCACATCTCTTGCACTTTACTTTCACTTGGGCCTAAATCAATAATAACTTCGTTTTTATTACCTAAGAGTTCTCTTAGTCTATCGTGAAATTTTAGAGTATTAAACCAACCCATTTAATCACCACAACTTCTTACATGCTAAACATTTCGGAGTTGTGATTCTACCTTTACATTGGTCGCAATTATGTCTTGCTTTAAAATTGGCTCGCCTCTTAGGATTTTTATGAGTGCCACCGCCTCTATTTTTCCCTTTACCTTTGTAATTGCCATAACCTTTAGCGCCAGCATGAATTTTTTTACCTTCATGTGTTAACATCATAATTTTTTTACCTGCTCTATCACTAGTATAAACTCGACCTACTCTCATATCTTTTTTATCTTTTTTAAGTAAGTCGAACCAATCCATAATATCACAGTCCATCCATTAAAATAATGTCACCGTCTTTATGTGTTTTTATATTTTTCATTGAATCAAGCACTGCTTTACATTCTTTTTTAGATAAACCAGTTTCTTTGCATAAAACATCTAAACCAGCGGCCCCACCTTCTTTCTTTAGAGTTCTAATGATAATTGGTTTTGGGTCAGCCTTTTTTTCTCTTAGTTGTCTAA